GAGTGGGCCTCTGCGGTCGAGTCGGCACCCCCAGCCCCGACCCCCACGGCAGTCCAGAAGGCTCCAGAGTCGGCAACCTCGCCCCAGTCTGCTGACCCCTTCGCTGGGGTGCCCCGGACGGACGTGGCCGATCAGGTGGCCGGTCTTCGGATGCAGACACACGGTGCTGACGACCCTGTCCGTATCGACAGCCACGGTCGCATCTGGTACCAGGACGAGGTTCGCAAGCCTGCAACTCCGCGTCCTCGTGCTCGCCGCGTACTCCAGTACAAGGACCCCGGCGTCAAGACCATTGAGAACCGGAACCAGCTCGGCCTGCTTGAAGAGAGCTTCGAGGTCGCTGGTGACGAGGTTCAGGACATGACCGTGAAGATCACGCTCCCGTCCTGGCAGGTCGGCATCTACAAGGATCCGAGCATGCCCTTCCGCATCCACGTCTACAATGATGTTCGCGGCTTCAGCCGTCGTGACGTCGTCAAGTATTACGGTGGCAGCGACCACGTTCCCTCCACCGTTAAGACGGTTTACGTAGGCAGTGACCTCTGCTACGACATCAAGAGCGTTCGAGACACGATCGACCGCGAGTACCGGGAGCGCGTGCTCCGGATTGGATCCCTGTCATGACCGATGTTCAGCCCAACATCGAAGACCTCATCGAAGACCCCGAGATGAAGCAGGCGTTCGAGGACGCTCAGCGCGGTGTCTACAAGAACACGCTGCTGACCATGTGGGAGAGCCAGCTGGCCGACGAGCTGGTCGGCTACAACAGCCCTGCTGGTCTCGATACCTACGACTCGTTCCTTCGTTCCTGGCCGTGGCTCGGTTACGACAAGGTCCAGGATGCTCGTGAGAACCTCATCATGCTCACGCAGATCAGCATCAGTTACTTCGATGATGCCATCGAAGAGTTCGCCAGCGAGAAGGAGACGACTCGGGAGAAACTGTTCTCCGACGTCGAGAACGACTGGGTGAACCACAAAGAGCTGTACGCCGAGCTGATCGCTCAGTGGACTGCCCTCACCAACAGCTGGGGCTACCTGTGGACTGACACTCGACCCGAAGACAAGCCCGCCATGCACGTCGCGATCACGATCGCTGTCGCCCGCCTCATCGGACCGCACGGCCTGGTCGACCAGATCCGTAACCTGAAGGACTTCGAGTGGAGCGACGAAGACCAGGAAAAGCTCTCGAAGCGCATCCAGTGGCTCGTCGAGGGAGACGGTGATGAGTAATGGCGAGGAGGCTCAGGGCCAGCACTACACGTCTGCGATTGATTCAGCGTTTTCGGCTGCGTGGAACGCGGTGGTCGATGCAGAGGAATCTGAGGCAGCAGCTGAAGGCGGAAACGAGGCTGGAACTCCTGCGCTCGGAGACGCGGCATCAGCTCCTGTTGCAGAAGGAGCTGGAGCAGAAGAGTCAGCAGCTGCAGCATCGACTGAACGAGCTCTCGCCGGTCTACCCGGTATCCCCGTTGATGACGCGGGAGCAGCAGGACAAGCAGGAGCAGGCGAACCTTCTGCTGACGCAGGAAGCGATGACGGAAATGCAGCAGCTGCTCAGGCTGCAGTTCCCACCGTCACCTACTCCGTAGTCGTTCCGCAGATCGAGGCTGCTTCTCGTGCCATCGAGGAGAATGCTACCAAGACGTTTCGTGCTCAGGCCACCCAGGAACTTCACGAAGCGATCGGGCCGAAGTACGCGGAAGCCCTTCGGAAGCACCCTCGCATGCTCGTCGGCGAGAAAGTTCCCAGCCTTCGCGGTGAAGGCGAGGAGACCATTCGTGACTCCGCCGACGCTCGTGAATGGCAGGAGGCTGCAGCTCAGCTGATCGAGGCTGAGATCCAGAACCGTGTCACGATCAAGTCGGACGAGGTCAAGCCGATGATGAGCGTCCTGCAGGAGAGCGTCCTGCTCTTCCAGAACAACCAGGATCTCATCCCGAACACCGCTGAGTTCGACAAGGAGCTGGCCGATGAATTCGCGGCCATCGCTAGCGACTACGAGCTTCGCGTCAACGGACAGCTGTACGGCTATCAGGTGAACGTGCAGCCTCTGATCAACCGTCTTCGGACGTCGATCGCGGCTCGCCGTGGAGCGAATGGCCAGCAGCAGTTGCAGCAGCGACAGCAGCAGGTCGCTCAGCAGCAGCGCAACGCTGACACCGGTCAGTTCGAAGCTCCACAGGTTGGCATCCCCAGCAAGGCTGGTGGTGTCGGCGACTCCGGGGAGGACTACACCACCTTCTGGGGTTCCGCACTCAATCTCGGTTCCATGCGAGTGTAACAACCATGATGGAGACAACGGTGTCACCGGACGAAGAACAGGCATTCCTCGAACTCTGTGCGGAAGCACCGACTCCAATGGAATACAACAATCGCGTCGCAACCTGGCAGGAACCTTTCCTTGCTGGGTTGCGACGTCGCAAGCCAGGCGACGATGGCAATGCGGGCTGGTACGTCGCAATGGACAAGGAGATGAGCAATGGCTGAGTCAATTGGCAAGGACGAGATCGAACACCGCTTCGGGTACCACAAGGCAACGATCGAAGGCCCAGAGGCTACTCTCGCCGTACACCGCGAGTTACGGATCCTGTTCCGCGACTTCGCAGAACAACTGGATCGACTCCTCGTTCCGGGTCGCGCGAAGAGCGTGGCATTCACCGAGCTGGAGAACGCCAGCATGTGGAGCCACAAGGCTATCGCCGAGCAAGCCCCGGTCGTGCACGAATGAAAGAGTTCGCGTTCGTCATGTGCCTCGTCTTTGTCGGCATCGCACTGGCTTACTTCATCAAAGACATGTACGCATGACCCTGTCCTTCCCGCTTCACTACACTCCCCGCAGCTATCAAAGGGAGTTGCACTCGATGTGGCGCAACAAGCGCGTCGGGTGTGCCGTCCTGCCTCGGCAGAGCGGGAAGGACACGGCTGGTTCAATGGAGAACGTCGAAGCTCGTCTCCGGTTCCCGAAGACGACCGGCGTCTACATCGCTCCTGACAAGCCCTCGATCCGCAACATCCTGTGGGACAAGACGTACTTCGATCCTGTGTCCCGGCAGCAGGTTCAGATGCTCCAGGACAACGTCCCGACAGACCTTGTTGACTGGAAGAACGCCGTCATGGAAGGTCGGTTCACTAATAAAAGCATCCTCAAGCTGGAAGGTTACTTCCAGAGTGGTCGTGAGCAGAACGGTGTGGGGACTTCGTTCCAGGACTATACCTTCACCGAGCTCAGTCTCTTCACTCGCGAAGACCCTATCCCACGACTCATGCCCATCATCACCGGAGAGAACGGTGACCAGAAACGGTTGATGATCGCTTCCACGCCTCGTGGCAAGCGACAGAACCCGCTCTGGCAGCTGATTCAGTCGATGGAGGGTGACAAGAACTTCCAGCTCATTCTGCGGACGATCGATGACCTGAACGAGATGCAGCGCCGTGAGGGACTGCCACTCGTTCGCTCTCCCGAACAGCTTGAGCTGGACCGTGAACTGTACCTGCGACGCTTCGGCAACGCTCGTATGTTTGAACAGGAGTACTATGTTTCATTCGAAGAGATGGACGCAGCGGCAGTCTATGGCGAGGCACTCAGCAGGCTACTCGCGGAAAAGCGAGACGCTGGTTTCAATATCAATCCTGCTCATCCTGTCTATGTTGCTTTTGATATTGGCGCTTCTGGCTATCATTCTGATGCAACAGCATGGATTGCCTTCCAGTGGTACAACAACAAACTTTTTCTCTACGATTGTGGAGAGGGCCACGGTAAAGCTCTCCCAGAGTATGTAGACGACCTGCAGCAGAAGCACTGGTTCAGCAAGCTTGCCTACATCATCCTGCCGTGGGACGCCAGCCACCATGAGAAGGCTGTCAACACGACTCCGGCTGACATGATGCGGGAGCGGTTCCCGAATGTCGCTGTGCTCGCTCGTGGTACCAACATCTGGACGGCCAAAGGAATGCCGTCCAGCAAGGAGAGCGACACCATTACGATGGTGCAGCAGGTTCGCCTGGCTCTCTACAACACATACATCAACGGTCTGTCCGAAGAACAGAAGAAGAAGCCGAACAAGCCGAACAACTGCGACCTTGTTATCGAGTGCATGGAGAACTACAAGTATGCCTTCGACAACAAGAAGCAAGAATGGACGCCGTATCCTGTCCACGACAAGTACAGCCACATCATGGACTGTCTCCGGTACGTGGTACAGGCCACCCAGGATCTCGATTTCTTCGGTGGGAAACCATACGATACACATGCATCCGCTTCCTCTGACACGTACTCCTCAGACTGGGCAAACGCATGGTAACGAAATTCTTCTGTCGGCTAGGGTTCCATAAGTGGAACTACTACGGTAATGCCTACGCCCACGCTCCTCAATCTGTTCGTTGTGAACATTGTCGGAAGGTCTTCTAATGGCGAGCGCTAAGCACAAGACGATCAAGCAGGCTCTCGACTACGTCGGAGAGAACCCGACCTGGCCGACGACTCCTCCGCTCGACATGCCCGTCTGGGAGATCGTTGCCCGGAACCTGTTCGACATCGCGAACACTCCCGACGTTCGAGTCGTTGGCTCGATGGCTCGTGCCACTCGTGCGCAAAAGATCATCATGAACCGCACGACCGGTACTCGTCGTGCCGGTACGCATCCCGCGCAGCGTGCCTCGAAGCAGATCGAGTTCAAGGACTTGACCAGTGAGGGAGCAGAGCAATGATTGAGCTCGAAACAGACGACTTCCCGGTCTATGACGACAACCTTACGGGTAAGGAAGTTGTTCGGAAGCTCCGAAACTCCATTCCCAAGGAGCATCAGACCAGTAACGACTCCAGGCTTGTCTGGCTCTGGAAGCAACGTCTTGCGACGGTCCAGCAGATCAAGGCCAAGTCCTCTGACGTCAAGGACGTTATGGCTGCGACTCTAGTTCTGTCTGCGACGATGGCGAACTATCTTCCTGCGATAGAACTCTTGCTGCAACGTCTTGAAGGTGGCGCAGTAACGGATCAGGAAGTTCAGGAACAGGATTCGATGCCCGTATAGAACGGGGCAGTGGACGAGTCGCCGCATGGACGAGCTTGATTTCTCGCTTCATGGGACTGATACAGGATCCACATGTACACTCGGCTGGATGCCAGTACATCTCAGCCAGGGAGAAGGTCTCAGGGAGCTCGCCTCGCTGTTCATCGTCAACGACGATGACAGGATTCTCCATAGCCTTTAACCTTCTCACCCTATCGTTCTCTACGATACGGTGACGAGCGTACCAACGCTCGTAACCCGGCTCGTCCTTTCTCATGGCTTCAGTGTTCCTTCAGACCATTCTGCCAGCAACGTAATGTTGGCTGGCCTCTTCTTCTGTACTCGGAACTGCGGGCGTACCGTGTACGCTCGACCCACCGGACGACCCATGATGGTCGTCTTGTACGACTTGCCGAAGTATTCCTTCAGTACCCAGTTGATGTGGCGCAGGTGAACGTTTGCCGACCCCCACCGTGCTCCGCCACGCCAGTTGTCAGGATCTACGCCCTCGGCTGCGGCCAGGTCAGCGAGACTGACTCCTGTTGCCCACTCGTAGATCATGGGAGCGGTAACACGATGTCCGTAATCGTGATTGAGCCGCGATAAAAATTTTCGCACTTCGCGTTCCCACTCAACTCGACGAGGGTCTTCGCGAATAACGAAGTCCTCCCGAGTGAATGGGATTCTGCCTCGTTGCTCTTCATCGAGCAAGAGACTTTCAACGTCTTCAGCCTTCCTCGCCTCCTGAGCTGTGCTTGTGAAGCGGCTGAGGCCAGTGGGGTCGAATTGCTTCTGTAGCTCTCGATGCAGCTCATTGTGGGCGGTCATGGGAACTCCTTCCTAGTTCCAATTATAACCCCATTTCCAGTGAAACGGGTTGATGAATCAAAAAGAAAAGGAAGGCAGCACCCCGAAGGATGCTGCCTACCTCAAACAGAGTACTTCTT